CTACTCTGCCGCCTTCCGCCGGGCGGCAGGGCACACAAAATACACACAGGCGGACGCTGCCGGAGGGCAAATTAATTCTCTTGATCTTTGCCTCTCTTCCTTCCCATATATTTTGCTTCCTATTACCTTAACCACCGCACCCTCCGGCAGCGCTTCTACATTATATATAAACGCGCGCACGCGTTTCTTTTGAGACCTTTAGATGTCTAACATTACGCCGGAGAACAAGAAATGAGGACTAAAGTGAAATACTACATCGTATCAGGGCGCACCGTCGAGACTGTGATAAGCAGGATCGACATCAATGCGCGATATCAGAAACCTCGCCGCAAGCGTATCGCCGGAAAATCCACCGAGAAAAAGATCAAAGCAAACGAGATAGCACAGCAGCGCAGTCTTGCCAGGACGATAAACTGCAACTTCGGCACCGGCGATATGTGGACAACTCTCAAATTCGATAATATCCGTCTTCCGTCGTCCAGGGATGAAGCCGAGAAAATCGCCGAGAAGATCATTAAAAAGCTCCGCTCTCGTTTTAAAGCAAAATACGGCTATAACCCCAAGTACATCTACACGGTATCGGACGTTGACGCACGCACGGGCAAACCTACACGTCTGCATATCCACATTCTCATGAATCGCCTTGCTTATGATGATCTCGCGGCGCTGTGGCCGCAGGATCAGATCAGCTATGAAATACTGGACAGCCGCGCAGATCATACAGCTCTCGCCCGATACATCTACTCGAACGGTGATAGTCGTCCCAACAAAAAGCACTGGCATTCTTCCCGTGGAATGGCTAAGCCGATATACACCGAGCCCGAGCCGGCCGCCGAAGACGAGATCGCGCCGCTGAAGGACGCAATCACGAAAGACTATATTCTCAACTACGACGATGAATACGGCCTCATGTCGGCTTATCGCCGCGAAGTGGTTAAGACCCCGCTGCGCATTGCAGGCGGTCACATTGTGCTGCCCGAAAAGGTAAAGCGTCGGAAGGCAGGGAAAATTGAGTGACAACTAACACATCAGCCCGGAGAAATGATCGTGCTGCCCTGAAGGCGTATTTGCAGCAATATCATTTAGCCCTGCGGCAAAAAGACATTCTTGATGACCGTCGTGATCAGCTTAACGTCAAGCTCGCTTCGGCCACCGACATTGACGCACGCATTAAGCGGCAGCAAGAACACTTAGCCCGCATACTATCCGACATCATGGACGTAATCGATATCTTACCGCCAAACTCGCCCGGCCGCACGGTAATCGAGATGCGACACATCGATTGCATGTCATGGACAAAGATTGCGGATAGCCTGTATATGTCCAGGTCGAATGCGTTCAACTGTTACGAATCGGCCCTCGACGACCTGTTAAACCACAAGTCCGTGAATGAAAAAATCAAAAAAATCTCGCGCAAAAATCCCCGAAAGCATTGATACACAAAGGAAAAACAATGTTTCAAAAGTCTGGACTCCACTGGACTTTTTATTTGCTACACTGGTATTAGGAAAGCAAACAGGGGTTTGACCTCCGAAACACAAACGAGGACCCCCGTCCGCAAGGCCGGCGGTCCTTTGCTTTCCCCTCCCCCTGCTTAGGTACTCCCGGAGGGCACCCCAGGTGCGGCTCCGAAAGAAGGCGCGGGATTTTTTCGCAAAAACGAGACAAAAAAACGCCGTGTTACGTTACGGATTTGAAAAAGTCCGCAAAATTTATACCCCCGAAGGGGTATAACGCATTCCGGCAGCCTGCTGAAAAGGCGAAATGCCCAGCAAAGAACGAAGCGAAACCGGGCAAGCGCGAGAAAGGAGGCTCTGCCGGTGGCAAAAAAAGAAAAATCAAACAAGCCGGCCGTGCTTTCAGGCACTGTCCCTGAGTGGGCGAGCACTTCGGTCATCGCACAGCTGCTCGGCAAGACCGTGCGCCGTGTGCAGCAGCTGACGCAGG